CTCATGAGTATAAAACAAAAGACCGCCGACCAGCACACCCCGATGATGCATATATACTTTATCTTTGAAAAATAAAGACAAATTAACGGCTATTTTTAAGTATTACGCCAAAAGTTACGCTAACATTCTACAGGAAATGAGGAAATGATAGCAAAAGTGCGCCGCCTAGCCGTTTCTAAGGCTTGTGAGGATAATAATGATTCAGTCATGCTATTTATGTACTCAATTATGTACTTAATTTTAAATTTACCCACGTACTTGGGTATGTTATTTAAAATTATACATTACATAGCCAAACCAGTAGCTAAATAACAACAGATTTTATTTTTTTGAACAAAAATCACCTCAGCCTCCACGCGGGCTGATATAGGTACACATTATAATCCGTAACCTCATTAACCTGCCCAGCATACGTCGGGTCATTAATTGTCGCTAAAAATCCGTACAAGTAGGCTCCCACTACGCCCTCAATTGGCGCTTCGGCGACTCCGGTTGTTGCGCGACTATATAGAACGCGATTATTTAAATAATCCTCATCGCCAGTATAGTTCCTAACTGCGCTCACACTACCATTTGAGCCGACTTGGAGCTGTTTTGCTACAGCCGTCGCACTACGTGTGACTGACTGATGAGGGTCCAATATCCACGGCGCACCGGATCGTGGTGTGTATGTTGTTGTTAAACTGAGCTCGCGCAGATAGCTATATACCGACCCGTATAGCACTCCATTTATAACCAAATTTATATTGATCTCCTCATGCAGCACATTAGTGTGCAAAACATTAGTTTCATCATAAACCGTCGAATTGCGCTTAAATGTCCATATATATTGGAGCGTTACTCCGGACGGCAGCGTTGTTGTTGCAGACGTCTGTGTATAGACTAAATCAGTTTCGGTGCCCGATAGACTGGACCCACTCTTTGTAAATGTCGCGTGAGAAATAGGCCCCAAGCCATTAAATGCGGGCGGTATACCGAGTCCTGAAGGCTGCGCGGTGGTGTCGTAAAAACCCCACGCAGTGGTGTTCCAGCCGATGCATTGCCGAGGGTTTTCGTAAAACCCTATCACCGTCGGTAACCCCACGCCTTTATGCAAATCGACAATCACTTTATCGCCATTTATGAAGGCCTTGGCGTTGCAACTACCATATATAATGTTAGCGCCGGTGTAATGCATTTGCTGTCCAGCAGGTAAGCCAGCACCTTGCTGGAAGTTGGGCAACAGGGGCTTGTCGCCGATTATTTTGCTTTGATATTTATCGACGTCATATCGACCGATAAAATCCAAGTCGCAGGTGTTAGCCGGCTTATCCAGGTTGGATAGGATCGCTATGCGGTACATCGGTTTATGTCTCTGCATAGCCGGCGCCATGCAGAGATTGAACCAGGCGGCAAAAGACGACGTTGCTAAGACGTGCTGTAGTTTTGCTGTCGGTGCGCGGGGCGTACCGGGCAACCATACACCGGTATCGTTGCGGATCTGGTCGGTGATGTTATCGCGCTCCAATAGATAATCGACCTCGATGCTCTCAATGGTTCCGGACAAGTTTTCTTTGTACTCGACACACCAGGCCGTGGCGTCTATGGTACTTGGGCAGTTTTTTTGCAAGTAATCCTTCTCTTTTTCGAGAGATATTTTTTTTAGCTTTAGTATGTCGATTTCTTTCGCTTGCAGCTCAACGGCGACTTGGGCTTTAAACACCTGCTCAACCAATCCATTCATGACAGATGGATTACTGAGCAGGTCGTAAACGGTCGCGACGGCGGTGTAATCATTCAGCGCTGTTTTTGCAGCGTGCAAGGCTTCATCAAGAGGAACTTTTTTGGTTTGCAACTCAGCAAGCTTGGACGAAAACTCAGCAAGCTCTGCTTGGATTGCCGCAATGCGCTGATCTACGCGCGCATTGTCAAAATTAATTCGCACACTGTAATGACCGGCACCCAGACTGGATAAAATCGTTACACTGCCCATTTTACGCCTCGGCAATTTCCATCATTTCGAAGTTGGTATCGACGATATGGGTAATGCCGCCGACAACAAACGTGTCGTTATTAACAGTGACGGTGTCGCCGGGTCTTAAGCGTGGATCCAGCTCACAGCGGTAGCGGTGTTTGCCGCCGCTCAGTCCAAAATAGGATGGATTTTGCAAGGTCATGGACTTAGCAGTGACCGGCACCATGTTGCCAGTGCCGGATAGCTGCGCTGTTACTCCGGATCGACCGCCGCTATTCAAATCTATTTGCTCAAATAGCACGTTGGACATCAAATACGTCGACTCGGTCCCGTCGCTCAAAACGTAAGCCCTAAACACGCGCAATTGACCGGCGCTACGCAAGGCGATTGCGTCCGTGTAGCTGTCGGCACCTTTTAAAATGCACGATAGATACGACACGCTGTCGCCGTTGATGCGGGTCTGGAACGAACTGATCGGTAACTCTAAATCGGGCAGTCCGGCAGCGCCGGTTAGGTAACAGCGGTAGCGGGTAGCCAGCCAAATCGGCGGTATCGGCTTTAGGACGCGATCGGCGAAAATCGACACCTGCCCGACAACAGAGATGGTGCCTTGTGTTGGTGTGAGGACCTGCCCTAATTTAAGAACCGGCGCCTGACCGATAACAGAGATACCCCCTTCTTGCGGTCTGGCAAAAACAACATCGTTGGAATGTTTTGCAATTTGCCCGATAACAGAGACACTGCCCTCCGTAGGTGTGAGGACCTGCCCTAATTTAAGAGCCGGAACCTGACCGATAATAGAGACACTGCCCTCCGTGGGCGTGAGGACCCGCCCTAATTTAAGAGCCGGAACCTGACCGATAACAGAGATACTCCCCTCTTGCGGCTTAGCCAAAAAAACATCGCTAGAATGTTTTGCAACCTGCCCGATAACAGAGACACCCCCCTCCGTAGGTGTAAGGACCTGCCCTAATTTAAGAGACGGCACCTGCCCGGACACCGTCAATTGTCCGGCTGACGGATAGGACAAAAACGCAATGGATCCAAAAGAGTCTGGCGGCGTAAAACCAGATGTATAGCTAGCCAGTCCCTTTATGATGCGCAACCCGCCCAGATAGCCAGTATATGGGCTACCCTCATTATCAAATGCGCCTATTGCAAAAGTGTGATTGGTGGCCCCGTTATTGACGGCAGAGCCTGCTGTCAGTGTCGTGGTAGCCACCTGCGCCCCATTTAGATAACTCGTCAATGCCGTACCATAACGAACAAAGGCGACATGGCTCCATTGATTTGCCTGCGGATTGGGACTGGCTACCGATTTATTCTGCGAGCCGATATAGACATCCGACGTCGCCGTAGCGCTAATATAGAACACCCACGAACTACCTGATGCTGTCGCCAAATCCCCCTGACCCGCAGCAATACATCTTGTGCCTGATGCTGTTGTCGGATAAACCCAGGCCTCGACGGTAAAATCTCCGCTGCCAAACTGTAAATCAGCGTCGGCGGGTACAGTTAAAAAATCGCCAGATCCGTCAAAATAAGCACTGGATCCGCCCGACTTACTCTGAGCAGTACTGATCTGTGCATTCCCGTGCGCCGTGACTGTCTTAGGACTAGGCGAACTATCCGTAAATATGCTGCTGCCATTGCTACCGTTGCACAGCAGGATTAAACTGTCAGTCATTATTCAGCACTAAACCGTCTTAATCCAACCGTTAGCCGGCGTATAAACAACAAAATCGGACGCCGTGCTAATGGCCGTTGCACTGCCGCTGGACGTGTTGAGGTTGAGATAAAACAATAATTTGCCGGTCGTGGCGCTGTAAGTGCCTGGTGTCACCGGCTGTATTGCGATCAAGTACTTAGCCTCTATCGTAACAGCTGATCCGAAATTGACATCGTCTGATTTATAGCACGTGGTGCCTGGCGTTGTCGTATTATCGATAGTCAATCCGGTTGCTGAGATCGGCGCACCATCGCCTGCTGTGATGACGTTAGTCAAATCCGCCGTAGTGCTGTGTGTTGCTATGGGTGTGTATCCAGCCCCCGCCAAAACAAACATAATGTTGCCTGCGGCAGCATCGTCCCAATCCCGGTTGTCTGTAGAGGTTAGTGTTTTTTCCAAACCGTTGTATTTTACTGCTGAGCCTGCGGCCATAATCCACCTATGTGAGTTGTGTTTTAACTAAAAACCTGATTTTAAAGCCCTGAGATTCATCGACCTGCTCGACAACGCCCAGGTAGCAGCCGGTTTTGCAGCTCAATGTTATCAAGCTGTGCCGCTGTAGGGTTGCGAGCAATGCCAAGCGAGACTCAGCGCTTAAATCAGGCACGGATAGAATGTACGTGGCATCGCTGACGCTGTAGCCGTTATCGACAATCAACGCCCCACCGTCGAGCGTGGCGGTGCGGGAGACGCGGCGGGATACGGACGAAAAATCGCTCTTGCCTATGTCAACCTCGATCCGATGGTCGCCGCCATAATCGAACAAATGGCTGCATAGACTGATGATCATAGGCCCACCAACATCGACAAGCCTTGTTGCGAGGCTTTGATTTGGGTAAATTTGAGGATTTTGTCAAAGACAAGCTCCAACTCAGGCGCCAGGTTGCCGCCGTCAATGCTGATCAACGGCTGGCCGGACGAGAGCCGGGCTGTCGTAGCGTGAGCTTGCTCGATGACGGCATTGGTCAGTTTTTCTTTGAGCTGTAATTCTGTATTGAGGCGCTCCTCTTGCCTTAGTGCTGCGTCCCGTATTTCGTCCCGAGCGCCATCCCAGGTATCTGTTTTTCCAAATAATTCCCATAGATCGGTAACGCCGGCAGTTAATGAACTGATGACATCGCTGGCGGCGGTGAATGCTGAGGCGATGCGCTGGGTATCGGCTTCGATTTGCGCTGTTTGCAGGTCGACGTTAGCTTTGACATCGATCTCGTATTTGTGATCGGCCAGCTTGGCCATTTCGATGCTGTAATCATTCATCTGTTTTTGTGTTTGCAGCAGGACGTCTTGAATATTTTTCCATTCTTTCGAGCCGACTCCGGCGGCGATGGCGGCTTCATTAGTCGCTGCTGCCGTCTTTTTCGTTGAATCGGTAACGGAGGTCAATCCGTCGTGGACTTTCCACAACCCCTTTTCGTAAGTGATTGTGACATTGTTACTGTCCGCCATCTCCCTTGCCGCATAAGCCTCGGCCTCAGCCAGCGTACTAAAACCTTTTTCCGCTTCTTTCGCCGTATCGGACGCCAAACCCAAGGATTTAGCGACATCATTAACCGCATCGGCAAACCAGGAGCCGGATTCCGATGCGGCTTTCACCTCGGTATCGTAGTCGCGCACACCGGTACCAGCAGCCTCATAAGCACCGGTTGCATCATTAAATACCAGTCGACCCTCATCGACAGCTTTATTTAGCTCATCCATGCTTGATACAGCAATGCCCGTACGGTCGCTGATTTCTGCCAGCCGATCTTTTATTTTTGCCTGATTATCTGCGAGATTAGCGGTCGATTCTGCTACGGTATTTTGTCTGTTTTTATAGTCATCCCAAGCCGATACATTTGCTGTAATTCCGTAAGTAAGGCCGCCGACTGCGATTAATAACGCAGCTAATCCCTCCGCCATCACAACGACAGGAACCGCGCCTGCTCCGAGCGCCGATACTAATAATGTTACTGTGGTTGCCGCCTGGGTTCCTGCGAGCACTGTTAATGCGCCGCCAATTGTTTCCAGCGCATTAGCGCCTCCGGTTACATAGCCTTTAAGGGTTTCAAAAACTTGAGATAATCCAAGCATCTGACCCGCTGCTTTTTTCGCACCATCATCCAAAGAATTAAATGCCCCGACGCCGGTAAGAAAGCCTTGTACTACCGGTCCCCATACATCAATAATACCAGCAACAACACGCGTCAATGACTCAAATGAATCAACAACAAATTGAATCGCATGAGCTAAACCTTCCGGCGTCGATAAATCGATATTGCCGAAAAGGTCTCCCATTTCAAAACCCAAATCTTTTAGCGCAGCAACCAAACCAGTAAAATCGACTTGTTCCAGCGCTTCCGGAAAGTTTTTGGCTATACGATTTAAAATATCGGCAATATTGCCTTCAAACCCAATAAAGGCATCATAAACCGGCTTAAATGCTTCTCCAGGGATTGATAGAGTCAAGCCTTTTAAAACACTTGTTATGCCATCGAGCACTTTAGCCCAGCTATCTTGCAATGGCGTCCCTATTGCGATATTTAAGTCATCGTAGGCATTTTTTAATTGTTGTTTTGACGCCTCAACCCCGGCAATCATATTTTTATAGTTAGTATTGAGATTTTGCACACTAGCATCCATTGCTTTAAGCGTACCGTCAAATTTCCCCGCACTATCATTAGCTAAAATCAACGCTCCTTTAGCAGCCTCGGAGCTACTAAATAAGGCATAAACTTTCTCCGCGCTGCCACCAGTCGACTCTTTAAGCTTATCCATCACAGCCGGCAAGCCGTTTGTAGTAACAGACAGCCCACCCAAAGATTTAGATAACTCTTCAGATGGGTTTAGCAGCTCTTTAAGCAGCGCGTTAAGTAGCGTCATGGCTTGCGGCGTCTGTACACCAGCGCCGGTTAATGCCGCAATCGCAGCCCCCACTGTCTCAATCGGAACATTGGCGGCAGATGCGGTTGATGATACTTGCCCCAAATTATCGCTAAGCGCCTGCATGGTTGTATCACCAGCCTGCACAGTCGTAAACATAGCCGCCATGACGCGCTCAGCATTAGCGGTATTAGTAGCGCTATCGTTTGTGACCATCCCATAGGCGTTCATGGTGCGGCTTAGTAAAGCGGCGGCTACATCAATCTGAGTAGCGCCAACCTCGGCCCCCTTTTCTGCGATAGACAACACATCCAGCGCGGCCGCAGTATTACCAAAGTTTGACGTAGCAACATACATCGCCTTGTTAACGCTATCAAAGCTTACTGTTGCACTTTCTGAGTTTCTAACAAATTCCCGTACCGCCTCGCTTAACTTGACGACATCTTCCGGCGTTGCATTAACTAATGAGCCGATTTCTTCCATTTTGTCGCCAAACTGTGAAGCTTTTTCAACGGCAACCGTCAACAGCGCAGCCCCAAGTGCCAAAACTGCCGTCTCAGCCTTTAGCGCCTTGTCGGCGACATCGGACAGCGGACCGGTAATCTTGGAGGCCCCATCGACCACGCTATTGAGATTATTAGCGACACTCGACACCCCTTGCCCTGTATTATCGACAGCGCCAAAGATGATTTCTATGGTTTGTTGCAAATCAGCCATTATTACTACGCTCGCTTTTGTCTCGGTAATACAGTTCCCACAGCAGCATTTCTGTTTCGCTCAGCTCGCCGACCGGAAATTCCGACGGGCAAACCTCGTAAAGCAACTTACCGCGCAGGTCGCATAAGGTCATTCGGCTGCGGAATGCACTGCTATTCCACAGCCGGGCTACTTTTTTAAATCCGCACCCAGTCCGGTCAGTTCGACGATTTTGTTGGTCAGCTGGTAAAACTCGACCGGGAAGTTTTCGGACAGCTTGACAGCCAGGGGCTTGTCAATGGCCGGATCAACCGAGGCTATCACCAGCTGCTCCAGGCGCTTGACCAACTCGGTTGCTACATCATCGCCAATGCCCAGCGATGCGCGGATCTCGTCGATTTGCTCGCTCTGAGTCGCTAGCGCCTGGATGATGGTATCGATGCCTTTTTGCCGATTGGTGGCTTCCATCGACTTGGCCAGCTCGTCGCCGGTCAGGTTCCTGACGGTCCAAACTGCCAGAGCGCCGCCGGGGAAAAATGCCTGCAATGCTGGAACGGGGACCTCAGCCGTCCGTGGCTGAAATTTGGCCCGCATGAATGCTTTATCGTCAAACATTAGCTTGCCCGGTTAACGCTGGTGGTTTGCGCCGATATGGTCACTTTGACCTTTGGGTGATCGGCAGCGCCAAAGGTGCGCGAGGTGCCGATTTTGCCTTGCGTCAGCACGTAGGGCGCTTTGTTGCTGTCCTGGAAGTATTTAATCCAGCGCACATCATTAGCAGCCGATAATAGCGGATCGGTAATGCCGTCTTTGAGGATCGCGGTAAAACCGCCCTGCCCTAATGACTCCGACGAGGTGCCGACAAGGCCGCCATAGACCTTGGTTGATGAGGTCGAGTGCGTGGTTTCGGCTGGCACGAAATCGTTCGCAAAAGACTGCTTGGTGAAGATCGGTTCAGCATAAGACGCGTAGACGGCTTTGGCGACGCTGCCGGTGTGGATCAACGGCAAGGCCGCATCAAACACAACGGTGCCGTTGGCGTTGTCGGTGTCGAAATTGGGGTAATCGTAGCGCTCCAGGTGCGTGCCGACGGCCTGGAAGATTTGCGCAGCGGTAATGGGCGCGGCGGCGCTGGTGGCAACGCGCACCTGGGCTATCTCGATGCTGCCGACCGGGATTAATGGAGGGCCACCGGCTACGGCGCGGGTTTCGGAAAACGCCGTGGTCGTGCCGTCGGTACCGGCGACAACGGTTACCGCGCCGGAGCTGTTGATGGTGATCGAGTTAACCTTGCTGACGTTGGTTGCCGGGCGGGTGATGGTTTTATCGACCGCCACGCTGACGGCGGTTTTTTCGCCCGCCAGGTAGCAGGTCAGCGCGGCGACATCGACGCCGTTATCGACTGCCGAAGCCGCCACCGTTACCGCACCGCCGGTAATGACGCCGTTAGGGCGCACATCCGGCGAGTTGCCGTCCGATCCGGAAAATATGTCGGCCGATGAGGCAAATATAAGGTGATCGCCGGAGTCGGTCAGCGCCGACATGGCATAGGGCGTAACGCCGGATTCGTAATAAACTGCTGAGTTTTCGTTTGACATTATGTTGCTCCAATTAATAAGTTGGGAGGGTGTAAGGATCGCCGACCGGCGTTGCATAGCTGACGATAAAAATAACCGATAACGTGGTGTACTCGCTGCCCGCTTCCGGGTATTCCGGCGTTGCCGATTGCCGGGTGATGCCGGTCGCCAATCCGCCGAAAGTAAGGTCGGTGTTGGGGCCGATCATTGTGGTAAGGATTTCGCCGATCAACTCGTTGGCTGAGGTGCTGGGATTATCGGTGCCGTGCTGCCAGATGCATTCCAGCTTAATCAAAAACTGGATGCGCTCGATGCCGTAGGTGATCTCTTGGATCTGGTCGGCACCGTCCCAAACTGAGATAAAGCGCTCTTTAGTGTCGCTAATCGCGCGCGTACAGCGATCGACTGGCAAATTAGACAAGCCGGCGGCACGGTCGGTAAAGGCGGCGATGATCTGCTCTCGTAGGGTATCGGTCATTTTTTAAGCCCGCAGGTTGCAAATTGGCCGTCATTGGTGGTGATGTCGTCAACGGTATATTTGACGGCGTTGATAGTAAATTTGGAGCCGATTTTTAGCCCCGGCGCATCTTGCAGCGCTACGCTGACTTGCTTGCGCTTGGCCGATATATGCGGCTCGCTGGACATAATCGTATCTATATAATCGCTGACCATCGCCTTTATACCGACAGCTCCGGATGCGGCGTGATAGGTCACGTCGTCGCCCAGGGCGGCGGTAAAGATGGCTGCGGGCATTAAGGCGGCGAAGTTCATATGTTTTGTAATTAAAATTTGCTCAAATCAGCTAAGACGCCAATCGACACTAGATAATTCAACCCAGCCACGGTTTCTTCCGCATCTAAATTGACCGTACTCGATGTATACAGCACTTGTAGCAGCAGGGCCAAATGCATGTCTGTCACAGCCGTCTCGACAATATGTGACAATTGCGCGACCGTAAATAACTGCCTGAATGCGGATGGCGTAATAACTCGACCACTCGCAGGTGCTGGAGCTAGTTGGTTTTTTAAATCAGCGACAATAGCGTCATGCGAGGAATTCTCAGAAATGATCTGTGCCTGCAAAAGTTCTATGGTTGCTGCCTGTACCGCGCTATCTCGTTCCAGTTCGCTCATTCTCTCTGCCCGTAGCGACATGGCAACCCACAACTCGGCACTAAGAGCCGGGAAATTGGCAATGGCGTCTGTCAACGAGCCAGCGCTGTTTCCGCCGATGAGTAACGTGTCATTTATAATTTCTATGTGCATTTTTTTACCTAGGAATTTTTACTAGTGTGGGTGTCGCTGAATATGTCACTCGTACTCGATCAAAGGGGCATAACGTGAGCAGAGTATTAGCGGTAGGGTCCACGCAGATTGTGTAAAACGTACTGTTATCCCGCGTAAATTCAATCAATGAGGCCTCAGCAGAAATTAGGATTGCCTCGTCCGCTACGCTCGTGTTTTGGTAAAGGTAGGGGCTTGAGCCTACCGTTATCGCCGATGGCGATGTAGCTCGATTACTGAGTACGACAGGGCGTCGGACAGAATCAGATTGGGTCACGAAAAACCCGTTGTTGTACTCCACAACCCCAGGTTCCGCAGTAGTTAGCAGAGTGCCTGACGTGAATTTCAGGGGGGCTGTGCCTGCTGCGGCAGTGCCAGCCTTTATATGAATGACGGCGGTGGGCGCAGTCGTCCCAATGCCGAGATTTCCATTTGCTAACATCCTCATTTTACTGGACGTATAATTCGCGAAATCAAATAGAGGACGTGTTGATAATACCCCAACTCCATTTAGCCGGGCCTCGAACCTCACGACCTCAGTACTTCCTGTGTCGGTGGTTGTATCGCCTAAAAACCACAGTCCTTGGTAGCCTGTCGCATTGCTCTTCCCCCAAAAAATTGGGTTCATTATCCCGGCGTTGCCTGTTCCATTAGTCACCCGGAAAAATCCACTAGCAGCTGAAACACCGTTTCCCACAATGCTGAGGTAATTCGCTCCGGTCGTAGTCACATCAACAGCGTATGTAGGACTCGCCGAACCAATGCCCAGCCGGTGGTTTATATTGTCCCAAAAGATGCCAGCGTTGTTTTGCGCATACGCACCTGAGGTCCCGGCGAATACTATCGAACCTGCTGTAAATACTGTTGATGTGCCAGTACCGCCATTTTCAACAGCCACTGTATCCCCAGTGGCGGCCTGTTGTAGCCGCCCACCAAATAATTTCAATGGTTTTATAGCAGCCATCACATCACAATAGTTGAGCCAAACGGTTGTATATTGACGGCTAACTCTGTCGCGGAGGTAGCAATACCAAGAGATTGCACGACGTTTCCGTCGGCACTGGGCGGGGTAGAGGTGATTCCCCCCGCAGCCGTAGACAGGTAGTAGACTACCCCTAGCGTTAACGATGTAGTCCCAGTATTGAAGCCGTCGTTGTACGTGACGACTGTTTGTCCAATCGTATACGCCGCCAATACAAAAGCGGACGCTTCCTTACCAGGCGTGGTAGCATCGGCTTTGCGGACCTTCACGGTTCCAGTATCGTTCCAATAATTAATAAAATCGCCTGCCGCTAGGGCCTCGCTACACACAATGGACTTCGCCTCTCGGTCCCCAGGAGGGAGAATGGAAATGTCTATATACCCATCACTCCCCAGCTTTATCAGCTTTCCTGCATCGCTGGCCCCGGTAGATGTCGCTATCGCTGCTTGTCGCTTAGGGCGACCGCCCTCCAAATCTAAGTATGTTCCTATCGTTGCCATGCTATGCTACACCTCTATTGCGTTGTTAATGTTGATGAGTAGCGTTGTAGGGGACAACGCGATACCCAACTGCTGTACAAACCCAATGGACGGAGGGGTTTGCGTTAATGTACCCTGTGTCGCCAGATAGACAGCATGATCCTGAATTAAACCGCCCAGACCTATCAGTTCCCCGGCTGTTTGTATAGATGCCGGGCTACTCAACGCTGCCGCACCTGCCGTTACGCCAACCACGAGATCGGCATGACTCACGTTATTACTGTCCGCATAAAATACCGACCCCTCTCGCAAAATTACGGCCCGATGTCCACCTAGAGCTTCACCAGCCGTACGTGTGATAAATACAGCACCTGACGCCCCACTACCTACGGCTAAAGATGCCAACCACTCCGCCTCAGTCCCCACGAATCCGTTTGCTATGGCGATTTGATAAGCGCTTTTTCCGGGCGCCCCTTCGCCAATCTGAGCGCCAGCAGAGACGATGGCTACAGCTTTTGGCACGGCAACTACGATGTAATTTACCATTATCGCGTCGTCTCGCTATCAGGCACCAAAGTGCCTTTAATGAACGGGTAAACGGCACCGCTTGGCCCGATCAGCTCAATGTCAAACGTTGCGCCGGTCCACTCAATCGCTGCGGTTGTTGCCGCTGCAACATTCACTTGTATGCCATAAGCGCCGGTTACGGTGATGCCATCTTCCGGAGAGCAATCGCCGGTTACGATAGCCAGGCCGCCGTTTTCGGTGGTCAAGTCAAAACCGGCCAATACCGTTGCCGCATTAACTGTTGATCGTGCCTGCATCCTAGCCGTCCAACTCGCTATATTGATGACCGAGTAATCAGGCGCAAGGTAGTAAAAAATCGGCGCAAAGGTTTTGCCCTTGTCGAATTTGACAATGATGCTGGGCGCTCTTAGGTCGAGTGTTTTTGCGGCCATTACGATTCGACAGCTATATGCTGCTTGCCAATGTCGCAATCTCCGCACTGCTTACGCCGACGCTCAAATGCATCTAACTGCTCTTTCATCAGATTGATGGTGTTATGCAGTTTTGACACCTTATCAAGCAAGTCCAGATTAGTTTCACGGAGCTTCAGATTATCGTTATGGCTCTGCTCAAGCTCTTTTAGCACTCGCCCAAAACTCAACGATATGCGCTCAAGTTCGGCTTGCAGATTAGCGATGATGGCAGTTTGCGCCACGGCTGCCGCTACGCTGGTGTCGTCAACCGCAGTCTTGACTTTTTCGCTGCTCAAAAAGCGCTTAAGCCATAGCGACAAGCCCAAGATGCCTACAACGGAGCCACCAACACCTTCAGGAGTAACGCCAGGGATTTCCATTGATCCGCCCTATCCAATAGTTAAGCGATGGTTGAGTGAAGTAATGACCAAGCCGCCCCGGTCGATACAAACTGCGCAAGGTCATTGGCCGCATCAATGGTCGCAAAAGTTGCGCCGCCAGCAATGGTTTCGCTGGCTGCCGGGTCAAGTGTGACAGCAAAAGCATCAGCCGATGTCTTGCGGACAAACAGTTTTGATCCGGGCGAGATAGTTGCCACAGCGGGTAAATTGACCGTTTGCGCGGCGGTGTTAGTCGCCAGCAAGGTCAAATCGCCGCCGCCGAAGTCGCCTATGTTGAGCGTTTGATTGCCAGTTGCGGCCAGGGTTAAGACGCGCGGACCTTCTTCGCTAAACTCTTCCAAGCCGACCGATACCGTAGTAGTCGCAGCCAGCTCGGCTTGATCGGCATAGCCGATAAAATAGCTATTTAGCGCTGGGGCGTTGATGACCTCCGCGTTTGCTGCATCCCACCAGAGTTTTTGCCCTTGGGTGATGGCGTCACTGGTATTTTTGGCAAGCTCAAAAACGCCTTCTTTGGCAGCTTGACCGGTTGCGCCGATCGCAATATCAACCAGGGCAATACCCATTTGTTGATTGCCGATAGCGACCGGTGCGCCGCTGGCTATTGCTACGCCGGTGCCGTTGACGAAAGCAATGTTACTGCCGGAGTGTTTGTAATTTTTAGCCATAATAGCTGTCCTATTATCCTGATGGTTAAGGTTGACGGCCCGTTATAGGCCGCCATGCCGGTTAATTAAGAGCTTGCGCCGGGGTTTTTGTAGCCGCCCCGATAATCAACGGCAGCAACGCCGTAATCCAGGCGGACTTTCAAGCGCATACCATCCACATCAAAACCTTGCTCGCTTTCCAAAAACGGTTCTTGATCGCCGTTCAAAAAGGCAACTTCGATGACCGGGGCTTCGCTTGGATCGGCGAATGTGTACCATTCGGTGCCGGTGATTCTTGGCGTATCGATTACGTCGCGGAATAAGCCGCGCACGCGGTTAGGCATTTGCAGTTTGTTGGCGGTATCGGGGTCATATTGCGCGTCATTGACAACACGAGCTTGGCCGCCGAATGATTTAGGGCCTAGCCAAAGGGCTGGCGATAAATCCAAGAAATCATTACCGCTTATGTCGAGCTGCTTAGACATAGCAACGCGGGCGGCTTCTATTGTGGTAACGGACACTACGGCACCAGTTCCCGCTAAGTTGTCATGGTCAGCATGGAATAACGCGATGCCGTCCGGCATGACGGGGTTGCTCGCCAGCAAGGCATATACATCGGCCTCGATAGTACGAGGGGCCGCATTGCCCAACATTTGCGCCAAGCCGATAAAGGCACCCAAATCATCGTTGATAACCATTTGACGGCTGACGTTGATGATATTGCCCTTGGTGCCGGCGGTGATGCTCGCTTTTTCGCCGTCGGGAATGGATTTGTTTTTAAATTCGGAATTCTCAGTCAGCGAATCAAGATTACCGAACGAGCCTAGACGATAACGGTTATGCGCCCTAAAATCTGTTACCGAACCGATAGCACAAAAGCGGGCAAAGGTTGGCTTAGCCGTGTTATAGGCCCCCAGCAGGGTTTTATGAATAGCATTTTCCAGCAGAACCGGGAAATCGCTGGTACTGGTAGTGAATGCACGCTTAACCATTTCGCGCTCGTCCATACCCATAACCGGTACGCCTGCACGCTCAAGACACAGCTTGGCAACCTCAGTCATACGCATGCCGCGGAATTGATTGCCGCCGTCCATTTTATCGACACCGGCACGACCTCGGATGGCATTAACGCCCGCCTCGATAAATTTATCCCGCTCATCGGTAACAACGGATGCATCGCCGCGCGTGGTTTCGGCATCGACTTTTTTAGACCATGATTCCAGCATGGCCGATTTTGCCGCATCCAGATCGACGCCGCGCTCGACCAGATCATTTACAACAGCATCATCAATACGCGACATTTGCCCAAATCTGCGGATCTCGGAAACGCGGGTGCGCTCATTTTTTGCCGCATCGGCACGAATAGCCGACTCGTCAATTTTGTTTTCTACGGTGACCGGTACAGTCGGAGCAGCTCCGCGCGTTTCGGTCGTTTGCTCTTCGACTTTTGCAGTCATAGCGTTACCCTCTTGGTTAGTGATTGTGACTAAATTGGTTTCGCCTCCACTGCGCACTTGTGCGCCGGGATCGGCGGGGATTGTGACTAACGATATTTCCATCGGCTCCCAGTCGATAGCCAAGTAAACAGGCAGGCCGTCTTGCAGGTCTGGCTGCCGTTCCAGTTTTTTTATTGTGTAACCGACGCTGATGTTGCGCAATATGCCGCCTTTTACGTCGGCGATAATGGGCAAGATTTCCTCGCGCTCGCTGAACTTCACCTGGGCGCGGCCTTCGCCGCCCTGAACCCAGGCCTTTTCGACAACGCCCAGTACATTATCTAGGCTCCAGTTATTGTGATTAGCCAGTAATGGCGCTCCTGAATTGAGCCGGTCTAGGTTGACATGCGCCGGATCCAGGCTTAACTGTTCGATCCAGGTTGTCTCATCCCAGTAATCAATGCGCCGTACTTGCGCCCCGGTCGACCAAGTCAGCTCAACCGTGCGGGTTTCTTCATTCAGCGTTGCTGGGACGAATGCCGCCCGCGTACTGAGATTAGGCAGCTGTCTTGTTTGTATTTTCGTTGGCATTGTTTGCCCCTGTTATTTGGTATTGACCTTGGTTGGCCGTGTTTCTGGGGTCGCTGTCCAGTATCAATCCAAGCTGATCTAAATAATCATTGCTCAATTTGATCTCATCCATGACCGCGTGAAAATCGTAACCGAGCGACCGGATTGCCTCGGGCAAAGTACAAAGCCCAGCCCTGACCGTGGCGATAATCGGCGGCATTTCACGAGCCGGATCAACCATCATTCTCGCCGGAGGCGTCCATTCCTGGGTTAAATCGGGGATGCCGGAAAAATCGGCAAACCAGCGGGCAACGCCATTGCACACGCGCGGGATGAACAATTGCCAGCGCCATGAATCGACGCTGCGGCCGAAGTCTTGCCAGCCCATGCGGGCCGACGAAAAATTAACTTCAGAAAGATTGCCGGTCAGCGACTCAAACGTAATGCCAAGACCAGCCGCTATAGCCCTCTGTACTGCGACAGTGTACGGACCATAATCGCCGGCACTCGGCGGATTTGAAAATTCAACTTTGCGGGTAGGCTTCATGATGTACATTGAGCCGGGGCTCAATTCAGAAACGTCGCTGAACTCTTCTTCGGTTTCGGCGGGATCATCGGAATAGATAAATCCAGCAAACAGGTTGGCTAGTTTCTGGCGATTGAGGTGGGCATCCTCGTAGATGTCGAACTCTCTTAAGCGGATCATCACCGGAGCCAGCCATGATACGCCGCGCTCTTGTCCTGGACGGTCGCTACGGAATAAATGGATGATTTCGTAAGCCGGGACGCGGGAGTAACCAGTGCTGAAGGTGCCGTAAAAACGGCCTGTTGCGCCGGGATGCGCTTTGTAAATCAGGTAAGCGACACGGCGACCGATGGCGTCATATTCGATGCCGCGTTGGACATAGCCGCCGGTTGCTAACGGTCCGTCGGCAAACTCGTAAAGATAATCAGCCTCCAGCACTTGCAACTGAAAAGGCACGGCTAATCCGTCAGAGATAAGACGAGGCCGCAACCGGATCAAGCATTCGCCAGACTCGACCATTGCCCGCATTGCTATCTGCTGGATGCCGTAAAAGTCGGTCAGCCCGTAGGCATCGCATTGCGTTGTTTCGGCCCAGGCTTTCCACAAATCCTGTGCTCGCTTGGTGTTGCGCTTGGTACTTGATTTAAACTGCGCGCGGATGCCATAGCCGACCACGTTATTGACAATGACCGAGACGCCTTTGTTGGCCCAGGGATTATTACGGACCAGATCGCGGGCACGGTTGCGAATAAGTACAGGATTAACGATAGCCGATGTCGCATCGGTTGCCGGGGTTATCCAGTTACTGGTGCGCGTAGTGCGGCTGGCGGCGTCATAGCGCCGCTTAACCGGGGTCTTGGCTTTTTTATCGCCAGAGACAAAGCCGACAACACGGGATAGCAGGCTCATAGCCCTTTACCTGTTTTAATCTGGATAATGCGCGAGCGTGAGCCCGCAGGCTTGGCAACACCTAACTCTGAGCGCATGGTATCGCGCAAAGAAGTCATCTCAGCAAGCGAGTGATAAGTGATCTTGCGCTCGCCGAATTGCACAGACAAAGCGCCTTGTGCGATTGCGGCTTCTAATGCGTCGAGTTGAGTTTGTGTGTATGCCATGGTGTTAGCATGGCGGTTTTTATTCTCATAAAATAGGCAAAAAATGAGAATTTTGAAAAAAGTCTATAGGGAGGATTACCTACTTTTGGTTAGACAATATAAAAATATTTGAATATGTATTGACATTATCAAATAAAAGGAGGAGAATCTTTAGCCAATGGAGCAGCAAAGCCCCAGGCGGAACCGGATGAGCCGGGCTTATTGGAGAGCCGAAATGAAAATAATTTATAATTCACGCAGACCAGATTCAGATTTCGCCATCGTTGACGTTGATGGAGTTATTTATGCTATTGACGAAGATCAAGTTGTCGGGGGATGGGGAAAATATAAAATCACGGAAACTTCAATATTTCTAGCCGGATCCAACGAGCGCATCAGAGTAACGCCAGACGGTGATGTAACACGAGTGGATAGCGATGAAATAGACACAGATCACTACGATGTATTTTTCGGTGATTTTGATTTTGGCAGCGGAAGCGAAACGATTGAAAGCTTATTTGACTGAGACCGCCAAGGAAAACGATTAGCTGTAACTAATCGATAAATACGAAGCTTCACTTCAATGAGGCCCTGACGATCTCGGGGCCTAATCTATCATGATTAAGAAATGACAATCAACCAGAGAAATAAACTGAGGTCCGGAACGGCGCGTGTTGATGCTCGGTTATTATTGGTCGCACTAGATCACATTGCCAGTCAAGGCGGCGTTGGCAATCCAGAGTTGCAAGATGTAACAGGGCTATCTCGTGCCAGCGTACACCGACTCATAGCCAATGCCCAAGATCAGTACGGCGTCAAAGTAACCTACAAACGATACTCGTTTGCAGAAAGCGGGGAATACACGATAGACGACTGGGGCGTTTTTGACCACCAAAAAGTTAGAGCATATTTAAGGCGAAATAATGATTAATACAGCAGATAGAAAAAAACAGCACGGAGGGAAAAGAGAGGGCGCGGGGCTGAAAGAACTTAAAGGCTCCGATAAGCGCAAGATGATTTCCATCAGAATGGACCCGTATTTGATTGATCGCCTTAAAGAGGCCGCAGCAGAATCTAAAGCATCCCAGGCCGATCAGATAGACAAGGCATTACGCGGGTTTTACGGATGGTAGTTAACCCAAAATCCTATAAATCGTCTTAGGCGATAGCCGATACCGCTTAGCCAACTGCGCAACGGATGCGCCTGCCTTTTTCATTTCCTTTATTTCTTGATTGCGTTTTTCAAAGTCATTGGTCGGCATAGTCAAGCGCTCGCCGCCGAAATTTGCTATTAATGCCCAAACAATGTCTTTTGCTGTTTTGTCATCGCCGACCACGTCGGCAACCACGCGGCGCATTTCCTGTATTAATCCGGTCATAAGAGTTGGCTGTTCCGTTTTGGTTTTTTGACTGCTGGCGGCTTTGGCGTTACGGGCAATAGTGGTTGCTGCGCGGCTTTTTCCGCCTCCGCTTGCAGCCGCCTAAACTCGTCGCTTGATACGACGGCCAATTTTTTACCCAATTCGTCCCACTTGGCGGCGGTATGCAGGTGCAGGCGCAATTCGTGATGATGCGCAGCGGCGTAGGCGTATACCAGGGTATCGAGCGACTCATTCCGGGCTCCGCGTTTTTTCTCGAAGCGGTTTTTTGCCGGGTTAAAGGTCTCGGACACCAGGCCGCTGAAGTATTCTTTGGGCAGCTCATCACTAAAGTGGAGCAGACGGGATTCGGTCGGCTTGTCATCATCGGTGCCCATGCGGCCAAAGAGGGCGTTTTTGACGGCGACGGTGCCGACATGCTGGATCATGACGCCGCGTTTGTTGTATTGTCCTCTCCAATTGACGTCTTGGGCTTTGGGCCTGGACAGCACGGGGGCGTTGTTGGGTACGGCGCCGAAGATGACCATCGGGCGGCGGATCATGCGGCGGCGCACGAAGTCTTTGACGGCTTCGGTACGGTGGCCGCCGGCATCGATCGCGGTGGCTTGGATGGGTAGGGCGTGGCCGTTGATGTGCTCTATGGGTCGGTTGAGCAGGTCGGTTAAGGCAACCCAGACTGCATCGTCGGCGGGGTCGCCTTGAAGTTCGATATAGTCAAGTACCCAGCAAGACATATTTTTTCCCCAGCCGACGATTTGCACGGACAGCCATCCACCATTTCCGTCCTGGGTATCGACACCGGCGGTAACGGTGCAAACGCCAGCTGGTGCGACGCGCAGTCGGTAGGGTTCGGCACGGTCGGCGATGGCGTTGAGCTTGACCGCGCGCATGGCGGGATCTTCCCAGGCTTCGGCCAAGCGGCTGTTGACATAGGTTTTTAGCTTTGCCGGGTCGTTTTGTGCGCCTAACCACGTCTCGACCAGCTTTTCCCAGCGTGGACCCAGGCCGATTTGGTAGTACAAGCAGTTGACGGTATAGCCGCGTATTTTTGATTCCGGATTTTGCGGTATCCAGCGCCCGGCTTTGATCATGTCGGTTTTTTGATGCTCTTCTATTTCGCAGCCGCATTCCGGGCAGACGTAGCGGACACGGACGCCGCCTTTGTCCCAGTGCAGACCGGACCACTCGAAGGTGATTTCTTCCAGGCAATGCGGGCACGGCATGTAGTAGCGGCGCTGGTCGGATAGCTCGTAGCGTTCGTCTATTCGGCAAATGCCTTTGGTGCCGGGCGATGATATGTCTAGGCGCTTATAGGTCGAGGTAAAGGCGGAATAGCGGTCTTCGAGCATCACCATGGGGTCGTCGCCGGATTTAAATGAGTTGGCGAATTCGGTTAATTCGTCGACCACCAGGTATTTGACCGATGTTGATTTCAATCGGGCCGGTGCGCCGGCATGTTCGACATAGAGCTGTCCACCTAAAAAATCTTTAAACTCTTTGGTATTGGCGGCGTTACGGCTGTTGGTCGATACCAGCACGTTTTTTACTGCCGGGGAATCGTCGAGCATGGGATTAAGTTTTTGGTTGAGCCACTTATTCATGCTGACTTCGGCGGGGAAAGCGGCCATGATCGGGCCGGGCGCTTGATCCATCCAGTAGCCGATGGCGTTACGGCCGATCTCGCTTTTGCCGATCTGGATGGGGAATTTGATAACGACTTCTTGCACTGTGGAGCGAGCCGATAGGCAGTCCATCGGCTCGCGCAAGATCGGGTTCCTGTCAGTGCGCCACGGACCGGGCTCCGGACTGGTTTTGCACGATAAAATGATGTTTTTATCGGACCATTCGGACACGGTTTGTTTTTTGCGCGGGGCGTAGGCTCGGGCGCGGGCGGCGTTGATTATGTGGGCGGCGTTGGGATAGGCCGATTCTGTATTGGCGAGTCGCATAAAATATACTATAACTTTTTGAACTCGATAACCCAGACCCAAGGGTTAGCAGCCCATGATTCAGGGCCGTTGATTGATTCCCATAACGACTTATATGCATCTACTGGATATTGTGTCGATGAGTATTCGCTTAACGAGCCTTTCGGGTTTTTTATTAACCATCTATCAACAATATCCCTTCCTGGTGTTGGCTGTATGCCTTCCGCCTTAGCATCATCATCGCTAATGTCCTGTAACCGCTCTACGCTGACACCGGTTATTTCTAAATTAATTCGACTTGCCCAGCGCGGCATAAAGATTGACGGCCTCCACCCGTAGCCACGTATATTGGCGCTTGAGTCACGCAATGGGTCATCTGCCCGATAACGAACATCCTGAGATAGTCCAGATGATGGCTTTACCGGTAGAAAATCACCGTTACTCAAAGTTGCAAATGTCTCGCGAACCCAAAGCCTGTCGTCTACCTGGACATAAGGGCAAGCCACTTCATCTGGGCTATACCAGCCATTCAAAGCTGGGTCTTTTGGGATGAGATTACCTTTCGACTCACCACCAGCGGATTCATCCCACGTAAGCCAATTTGGGAGCTTCCAAACACGCCGTGTTTGTGTTTTGGTGTTGCTTAAAATAGCCCTGACCATTGGCGCACTAAATAAAATTGACCTTTCTTTAATGGCATCATTCATAGTTCACGCTCCTTAGCTAGATCATAAAAACTGCGCGACAAATCGCCGAGCAGGGATTCAGTGTAGTCCATCAGGATGGATCGGATTCTTTGCTCATCCATTTCAGCGGCCAGCTGCGGCGCCAGGATGTCGGGCAACGATTCCAAGCGGTTGCGGATGATGGTATCGCCGTCGGCTACGGCCAATTTAACTTCATCAGCTACCAGCAATTGACCGCGCTTGGTTTGCAGCTCAATTTCGGTCAGTTCGGCGTTGGCTTCTTCGCGCCGGGCTTTTGCCGATTGAAAACGGCTGCCGGTTCCGGAAACGGTGGTTTTATCGATTGGGCACTGCTCTTTTTGACTGCGCTCTTGTTGGTGGCGCTTGGCTACGCCTTCTTTTGCCGGGTCTTTAGTGTCTTCTATGCGCTTGATGGACGCCTCAGCGTCTACTTTGCCGTCTTGCATCACTAAGCGCCCGGCATTCTTGAGCTGGGTTACGTGGCTACGATTGACGCCGATGTGAGCGGCGAAGTCGGATTGACTCATTAACATCCCGCCCCCTCGAATTGTTTACACGCCTTTGCATTAAATTTCGTCGTCCGTGGATAACCCGATATGACGAAACAGTGACCGGCTTTAGAAGCCGGATACAGACGATGCCAACTAACACACTCTTCACAAAAGTGGCCCTCGTGGGGCAATGGCACCTGATCTTCAATCGGCTCTACGCTGATAATTGTAAAATCCAGAATGGCACCAGCCAGTCCGTGTATTAAGCTGGCAGTGTGGAGCTGCTTAGCAAAGGCGTGAAATTCAGGCATCGCTTCTCTCATCTGCTGATTAAAATCTCTTACGTTTTCCGGTCCACAAACTATCTTTTTCATTTTTTTTAATAAATTAATGATTGTGCAGGGTGTGCAAGCGGCTGTGCAGGGTGTGAAAAATCGCGAGGCGTTGATATGTGTGGTCTGTGCAGGGTGTGCAGGGTGTGCAGGCATGCTATATACGCGAGGGCGGTTTGTTTTTCGATAATTGCCGTTACTATCTCGCGCGTCACGTAAGGCGAGGTACCGCACACCCTGCACAGCCCACGCGCGGCGCGGCTTTGACTCCGCACAGCACCCTGCACAACTGCCTGCACACCCTGCACACTATTAAGCACGGCTATCCTCCCGGTACGCATCGAGCGCGTCTTTAAACGTCCTGATGTTTGATCCCAGCCAGCCGGTCTCGGAATTGCCGGGTGACATTTCTTCGGCATTGGAGGGGATGATGATAGATAAAGGATTGGGAACCATTTTTATGCCATCCAGGTAACGCTTCCGTCCCTTTTTTACTCCCGGACGCTTGCCGATGGCGTCTATGGCTTTGTTTTTTGGCGCCGCCCTAACGCCTGCCCGCCGACACCAATGGGTGTAGAGAATGTAGATGTCATCAGAGAGCGCAGGCACAGGTGGTACGCCGTTGATTTCTTTGCTGTTCCACTCATCGTAAAAACGGATGATGCTGTCCTTGCTGAGATCAAGCAATTCCGCCTTTGCGGTTGTCATAATCGGCTTGGTATGCGGGCTAAATCCTTGCAAATCCAAGTTGAGCAGATAGTGATGCAAGGCTTCGGCGCCGCCGTTTTCTGCGTCGGCGGCGACCTCTCGATAGTAACTCTCGCTTAGTTTTTCCGGTGTCCAGATGACTTGATGCCGCCGGTCGTCTTGATCGAGGACGACCGGCATGCGCTCGTTTGATAAAAACACGAGGTTGACGTGGTTGACCTCCTCGTAAGCGGCCATGTTCTTGGGGTTGATGCGGATGCGGTCGCCGGTGATCAGCCCCTTTAGTTTGTTTTTGATGTGATACAGGTCGGATCTGGCCACGACTTCATCCGCCAGCATGAACAGCTTGCCGGCAAAGCAATCGTTAAATTTGTCTTCAATCGCTGATTGATCGATAACGCGGCCGTATTTGCCGTAGATACCCAGGATGATGTCGAAAAATAGGTTTTTCCCCGTCCCCTGTGGGCCGTGGATGACGATGGTGGTCTTCATTTTTGCGCCGGGATGTTGCAGCGGGTAAGCCAGCCAGCGCAGCACCCAGTTGTAAATGTCGTGGCTGTTTTTTTCTTCGGCGCACATGTACATAAGCAGGTCTAACAGACTGTCGCAATTACCTTCTTTGGCCGTTGTCGGCCAGCCGTCCCAGGTGTTGCAGGTGATGTTTTTATCGGTTCCGGTCGGGTCAAAACCGACTTCTTCCGGCCTGACGATGCGGCGCTGTTTGCTCTCCTGCCAACGCTTGGGTATGTCGGAGTGGATGGAGGCTTGCTTAAAATCGTTGAGCGCGATTCGCATATGCTCCTGAGCATCAAAGAGCATGCCCCCCATGGCGTAGACCAAAGCAAAGCGGTCAAGAGCATCGTTATAGTCATCGATAGGCTTTAGGGGGGCTTTTTTATCTTCCCCGTCCCCCTGTGGTTGCACTTCCCGCGCTTTGGCGGCAGCCGTGAACCCATATTGCTGCAAGGCAACTTCGATTTGGGTTCTTACCGTGTGAAGCCCATCGGTCAGGTGCAGGTCGTTGAAGTCGGTCAATTTGCCTTGGTTACGGCAGTAGTGATCGAAACGGGCTTCCGGATCGGCAAAGCGTGGGGCAACGACGCGGCCATCCACGGCCAAGGCGGCCAGTTCGGCGCACTCTAAACCGGCGTTTTTCTTGCCGTGCGGGCCTTGGCAATGGGGGCATGTTGTCGACAGGTTGACTTGAACGGGTTTTTTGCAGCGTTTGCAGACGGAAAAGGCGTCGTCGTCGGCGCAAATTAATATTTGTGCGTTGGGGTAATGTTTTTTCAGCGCCTGGGCCACGGCGGACAGGTTCCCGGCATCGAAGGCGATGGCGACGGGAAAACCGGTGGCAGCATGGATGCTGGCAGCTGTGGCGTAACCTTCGGCAATCAGCAGCAGGTTTGTCGGGCTGCCGATCAAATGAAAATGGGCTTTTTTGGCGACACCGACCGGCCAGTATTGTTTATCGCGGCCTTTGTGTTTGTCGATCAGGTCTTTTTGTTTGGTTCTGTCGAGGATGAATTGCAAGCCGTGAATGCGGCCCAAGGCGTCAAGCATCGGCACGGCCATTGCGCCTTTTTCGGTGAATCTGACTCCGTGGGCGCCAATGCCTTTGCGTAGCAGGTAATCGCAATCGCCATCGGTTTTGAGTGTGCGCCATGCAGCGGCGGCCTTGGCAGCTGATTGCTGGGACTTGCGTTTTTGCTCTTGGTCAGCGCGCTTTTTGTCGTCTGCAAGACGCTGTTTTATGGCTGTTTTTTGTTCGTCGCTCAGGCTTTTGCTGAGTTTGCTGTCTAGCTCGATTTTCTGGACGTTATTGTCGTCTCCGTACCAAATTCCGTAGCTGCCGACCAGCGCTATATCGCCGCCGGGCAAGGTGATTTCATGGAGTTTATACCAGCCGCGCTTTTCTCGGTCGTCTTCCACGCGGCAACGCACTATCTTTCCGGTCTCCAGGTGTTTGAATTGGAGACCGAACCCGCGTAGCTGTAACGTTACGTTATCGTAATTGGAGGACATTGGTTATCTGTTCATGGCGGTGTTGACCGCGTGTCTTAAGTTGCCGGTGAAATACATGTCGAAATAGCGGTCATAGGTTTCTTCGGCTATGCGCTCGATGTTGAGCCGTTTTCGATAGTTTGCCGTGCGGACAAACAGCAGCACGGGCCTGATCATAGTTGCTGCACCTTGCCCGCTGCCGTCGTGCAGGTTTATCCGCATGTAAATTCCGGGATGCAGTCTGCTCCGGCTGTTGGGTTGCACGGAGAAATAGGCATATCCAAGCTTGTTGCGGGTTCCTCTTGCTAATCTGGATCTGCCGGAGCCGCCCATGTTTGAGCGGAAACCCGCCTCGGGGAATGTATCAAAATAGGACAATATCTGTACTATCTGCCCTTTGGACATGTTGCCGTAGTCGTCGATTTTTGCCCCAGCAGTGCTGGGGACTGTGAAATATCCAGCAGGCAAGATTCCGGTTTTGTAGAGTCGAGCCTCAAATTTTTTAAACCAGCGCTGACCGCCCTCAACTTGTGGATTGAGATAATGCTGATCCGGATTACGGCGCATCGGATCCTTCAGCGTCACCTTAGATTGCAGACTTAATTGATGCGCCTTAACTACATTCATCGAGTTGAGCGTGTACGGCGTGGGCCTGTCGAATACTGTCTGCATTTCTACGCCGACTTTATTTTTGGCAACGAATGCCAGCTCAGTCAACGTCTTGGCAAGCGCACCCGGCAGCTGTTGTTTTTGCAAGTCGTTCAAGCCGCGCAGCAACTCATCCATCCCGCGAATTTCAATAACGGCCATAAACCACACCCGATAAATAATTGTTTAGTAACATTAAAACCCACTACCTACACAAAACAAGGGGCTCGAATTACCCGCAGCGGGGGACTCTGGGAAGTACCTTTTACCTGGCGTTTTACAGCCAATCGCTAACTTAACAAGTGGCAATTTCGACTCTAAAAACGCATTTACTAATAAGGGGGAGCGGGGAAATGGGCGACGAAATCCACGAAACAAACTGTCCAACCGATATGAATTAATCATTAGTTTTCCTTGCTTCGGAGCATGCAGGGTTAATCCAAACCATTTCATTACGTACCTTAGTACCCCTATTAGCTGATATTCGACTAGGTTTTGAATGACTCTTCCAATCGCTAAGTAAATCAAGGTATAGATCAGATGCGTGCCCACTAACTACCACCATCCCATCAAGCTTACGTAGAGTAGACAACAAAGCCGCATGATCATCTTCCGTCATTTCATGACGGTAATATCCTGATTTACCAGACTGTAAAACTCTTGTGCTGGGCATATAGGGTGGGTCTACAAAATGCAAAGTCGACTTAGCATCGTGCTGTCTCATGACATCAATTGCAGGCTGATTCTCTATCAGAACACCCTGCAACCTAGATCCTACTGCTGCTAAAGTTAACGGAAATCGTTCCCAAAGATGCTGAGCTGTACTAGATGGACGTTTTGTATCGATACGGAATCCTGTTTTGCCTTTAGTCGCACCCGCTGAGCCGAATCCCATCTGCGCCCGTATAGCTATACGACGCGCACGTTCTACAGGATCGTCCGTTAGAGTCCACGCAGTATCGAACTCGCTACGAGCATAAGGAGTCAGCGAGACAGCTTCTATCAGCGCCGCCCTAAGAACAGGACACCTCAGCACACGAAAGAAATTCACCACATCACCATCCAGGTCGTTATAAACCTCTGCATAAGAGCGTGGCTTTTGTAATAGCACACCGGCAGCGCCGCCGAACGGCTCAACATAACAAGTATGTTCTGGGAAAAATTGCATGATCCAGCTGGACAAACGGAACTTGCCGCCGTGATACCTCAACGCAGGACCAGGCATTTTGTTAGCCTTATCAACAGCAAATAACAAACTCATTTAAACCCCGCACAACCCTTGACACTCGTTACCGAATAAATCAACTTGGTGAAGCCGATGACGCACTACTGGCTTAAAATCAACTTGATCAATCGGAACACATGAAGAATGTAAATATGGAACACCACGAGTTACATCATCCAATGCTGCCAATCTCTGCAATTCTCGTTCAAAATTAACGATACCCTCCCACTCGTCTTGCCGACCATTCTTTAATTCATCCCATGCAACATCTGAATGAAATGGGCAAAATAAGCAAGCCGACTTAGGCGGCTCCGGGTAGCCTTTATCGCTCATCCATCGCAGACAGTCATTGCGTGTTACGCCTAGAGCGAGCAGCGGGAAAGAGTGTTTTATTGCAGAAATTTTGCTAGGCTTTTGTCTAATTGCTTCATCTAACGATATACCAATAGACTGCTCAATCATGACTGGCTGTTTTTTTGAAAACCGTTTTATTCCCGCTATTTCCTTGACCCTTCTTTCAATCATCCTTACTTTATAGTCAGCAGTGCATCGACGGCCGAACAACCCTTTTTTTCCATTTTCAAGGACAAAGGCCGGTATCAGGCTTTTAAGGTATTTATTGCCTGATTTCTGAGAAATTCTTATCTGCAATGAATCATTGCGCAATGACCCTTTAGATACTCTGTGGACTGGGAATGGCAGCTGTTTTTCCAACCAATCAAGCCAATCATAAACATGTTGGGGCTCTGCTTGTGTATCGGCAAAAATTGCGGCGTCAAATGGTGCTATTTCTCCATGAGCCGACATCAAAGCTAGTGTCGACGACTGAACGCCAGCACCCAAACTTAATACTCGCAACGGCCTATTCATGATCAGCCTCACTATTAAAAACATCCTTCAAATGCTCAGGTTGCCAATCCTGATCAAGCTCCAGCTCCGCCAAGGTATAAAAATGTAATTGCGCCATATAGTGATGATCCTGTTCAGTTACCCACTCTAACCAGCGGTAATATTGATAGACATGGTAGTTATGCAGTTGTGGTTGTTGAGTCATCAAAAATCCTTAAACAACTCATCAAACTTACGATTAATCCAACCGCTGAGCCAATCGCAGAACGACATCGGCCCCAGCGCAAGCACAAAACCCAACCACAGCAGCGTGGCGATACACAAACAAAATAACCCGCGCAAAATCCTACGCATCACGCTTAAACCTAGACACATGATGCCCACGAACCCGCGCACTGCGTACCCGTAACGTCTGGTCATCCAACTGCATCGCATTAAAAATCAGCATCAGCGCAACAGCCTTAACCCCAGCGCTGACCGACACACTCAACAGCTTCCGAGCAATCATCATCGACACCGCCCAACAACGATTATTAATCGCCGCCGTATTGGCACTGATTGACGCCGAATGAATATCCAACTTGGCGCAAATATTCGCCGAATGCGTATTAACCGTCCGGATACTAATATCCAACTTATCGGCAATCACCTTATCCGCATAGCCCTCGGCGAAAAGAGCGACAATCTCCCCTTCCCGCGCCGTTAGCGGACCTAGATCAATAATTTGAGCATTAATCGTCGTCATACAAAACCTAACTCATCATTATTGAAGCACCGACACGGTGCCGGACCAGCCAATTTTCCGCAGCTGATTCAAACATCACCCACACATACAGCGCATCTAACACCGAATAACCGTCATAGTAATATTCCGACCATTCCTCAGCGCCGGCGGCAGCGACAATATCACCCTCGTAGCCACACTTAGCCGCCTCATCACGTAGCTCATTTAGCCAAGCAGCAAGCCGATCATTCACTTCAGACATATTCACACCACAAAAAGAACAACAAAGCTGCTAGACTTAAAAGCTCATACCTATCAACCATGAGAACAACACCCATGAAAAAAAATACACGCTATTACCTGCACGGCGACCGTAGCGAAGAAAGCCCGGAACTTTACTTTTGCAAACAATGCGACGTCTTTTTTAAGGCCGACCACTTTCAAGGACAGTGCCGATGCAAAGATCATCAGGAGAAATACAGATCCCATCTAAAAGCCTTTAAAGCTTCGGTTAAGAGCGGCAGTGATGCCACAAGGCCTGAAAACGCAGACAATTTATTCACCTAGTCCATTAATTTCAGCCATAACATCATCAATATGTTTGGCCCCATCGACAGGGAAATCGCTTAATACCAGGGTATCGCCAGGGATGACGGCTCCTGGCAGCCAGTCATAATCGATGTTGGCCAAACCAAAATGTTTGGCGATTTGTTCGGCTTTTAATGGTTTTCCGCTGCCTTGCGGACCATAGACGATTACACCTTTCCTGGAACTGGTGATGGGCGTGAATAATGCACCTTGCGCGCCGCATGGGCCTTTGAGTCTTACTTCACAGCAGGTCAGTGGGTTTCCGGTAACCATGTCGCGCGCATCCTTATGGGCGCACGTGAATCCGTCTTCACCTTTGGTTTCTTTGAAATTGTGATAAGCACAGTCTTTGCATATTTTCATACTGGGTTCCTCTTAGTTAGTGTAGGCACTCCTACTTAGGTAATCCTGCGGATTCGCGGCGGGATTGCAGTTGTTAAAATTAACTCTAATAAAAATAAATCAGTCATGATTGTTTTTGAGTAATAGGCGGAACAAGAACAGCCTTACTTATTTCCAGACGATCACCGACAGCCTCGATAATCTTGTCGGCATAGCGGGTTTCGCCAGTGTACTCAGTGCGTGGCGGTCGCCCGTTAGCGCACCATTTCATGACTGCTTTTCCTGATAAACCGACCACCTGACCGACAGCATCGTAGCTGCCGAGAACATTTTTAACCTTTGTTAAATTTTCAGAGTAAGTATTCATGGTGCAAATATTAGAACCGATAGTTACCTCATGTCAAGAACTGAATGTTACCTTAACATCACTTACACTAGAACCCATGGTTACTATTGACGAAAAACAAGCCTTCTCCGCCAGATTCAACAAAGTCTTAGATAGGATGGAGGTGCCACCAAAAGGCAAAGGGCGACAAAATGCAGTTGCCGCAACCTTTAACGTATCTCAAAAAGGCGCAAGAAAATGGCTTGAAGGTGAAGCTATCCCAGGTTCTGGGCGTAAAAAGCAATTTATTGACGCCTATAAATCACAAGGAGTAACAGCAGAATGGTTGTTTTACGGAAATCCCGACTATGCGCCGATTTGGGCAAGACAAGAGGGAGTTAACCAGCCTAACCTGAACTATACTAACATCCTGAATGAACCTGAAATAAAAGGCTCAGTGCCACTAATCAGCTTTGCTCAGGTTGGGACTTGGGGCGAAGCTGAATTTAATTTATGCCCAACCGATGAGGTTAGGATGATTAAAACCAGAGTCCCAGTAATGAAAGATACTTTTGCTATGCAAGTCTCCGGCGATAGCATGGAATCGGAGTTTGTCGATGGCGATATTATTATCATCGAACCATCCTTGATATATTTGCATGAAGATTACGTCATTGCCAGAAAAGGCAATGACGTTTTTTTTAGACAGATTGTCAAAGAAGGCTCAGACTGGCTCTTAAAACCCCTTAACAAACGCTACGATATTACTAAGCTTGGAGAATACCAAATTATCGGCGTGATAAGAGAAAAAACAAAAATTTATAGATAAAAAAAAGAAAAAAACACGTAGCTGTAACGAAATGTCGCATCAGCTACGGCGTAAGCAATTGCTTTCCTAATAAGAAGCGTAAATACGAAGAGATAACAAAACCAAACAAGACCATGAAATTGTTAACCGTTTTAATCATCTTGCTTTATGCCATCAACATTAAAGCTGACTCAACCGCCGCCGAAAACCTAATAAAAAAATACGGCAAAGAAGCAATCATGAAAGAGATTGCTCGTAAAGTCGGCAATAAATTCACCATCTACATAGACAATCAAACCCGACTAGCTCCTGCACCCAGTGCCGAATTCGTTACCTCCTGGACACTGTCCGCCGACATCGAGCGAGCTGGCATGAGCGTACAATCAATGGAAAAGATATTGCTAGATCGACAAGCTAAAACCAAAGCTAAAGACGACCGCCTTGCAGGAGAGCAACAATCCAGACGGGAAGCATTGGAAAAGCTCCGTCTGGATCAACACAAATATCGAGCTGAAGACATAAAGTTCTTTGCGGAAGCCAGCGAAGAAGAGCGCGAAATATTTAGACAGGCTAGATTTCGTGGCTTGCAACAAAAACTAAACCGCGAAGAACCCAATATAACACCTGAGCAACCAATACACAGGCAGTACGAATCTGAAATCCAAAAACGCAAAACCGCATGTCAACTAGATGATTATTGCTCGGCAAAAGAAGCATTTACAGCTGAAGCACAAGTAAACTGCCAGCGCGGTATTGAGCGCATGGCAAAATACAGATTTGAATGGACCGATAGATGGACTCAACCAAAGTTTAATCGATTTAAATGGGCCGACTCGACAAAAACCAGGGTACAAGCCGTAGGAAATTATATCAATCTTGAGAATGGTTTTGGTGCTTGGCAACCACACATTTACCTTTGCGAAGTGCGTATATCTGATGACAACATTGTTGACATCAAGATGGAGCCCGGTAGGTTGTAAAAGTATCTTGTTAGGACTTATTCGGTGCTTATTAGTCGTAATTTAAAAATAACCTACCAATAGTAGGTAAATTTATAAAGCAAATTAGCAGATAAATAATGAAAGCAAAACTAAAAAGCGTTACATATATAGCAGCCAGCTTACTAAGCTTTAACATTTACGCTGCCGCCTACAAATGCAATGTAAATGGAAAAATAATTTACTCACAAAATCACTGCGTTGACGGGGTAGAGATATTAGCAGCACACCCTGAAAAATCTAAATTAAAACCTCAGTCAACGAAAAAAGACAGCGAAGCGACGGCTACGGCATCAAACACCTTAGAACTAAGCAGCTTAACCGACAAATGCAAAGAGGGGGCCGACCTATCCGTAATCGGATTTGATGACGCAAGCAGATCAGTAAAACCACAAGATAGATCAGCCGAGATAACTCGTCGATACGAGGGAAATATTAAATCACAACAATTTTTAATGCTGATGCTAATTTTGGGGCATGATTTATACAGAGCATCAACACGGCTCAATGACTCCAGTGTTTATCAGCAAGCGCTTGAAGCCTGCTTAAAAACAGACGGATTTAAGCGCAATTAACCAGCAACAGGAAAGAGCCAGACGATAGCACCATAGGTGATATTACTCCCATAGCAGTATTTATGACTGTCGTTTTAAAAAGTTAAAAATCATCAAACCAACCCGCTCCGGCGGGTTTTTTATTGCCCAAAAATCCGCATTAGTGCATTTCTTTTTACGCATGCTAAAAAAAAGTTACTTTTGGTTCTTGACATAAAGTAACCTTTGGTTCTATTATTTATACAAGCCAAATAGAGTACGCACCGCGCACCTTTACAGCAACACACAAAAACCGGGAGTAAACACCATGACGCCATTAACCCCAGAAAATGCAAAAGATGTTGCACCAGGACAGGAACCGTTTGTTCAAGCATCAATCCTACTCCAGCAAGCAAATCGCTTGCATCTGAAATTATGTGAGCTGGAACTCAAGCGCGAAGATGAGGGAAAAGATTTTTGTTGGCGACTATCAGACCTCATACAACGCGCATACGTCCGCTGCTCGCGGCGCTACCTAAAAACAATGGAACTAGCCAAGCCGTTGATAAATACACCTAGATCCAGCGCAATATAACCGATTTGCCAAGCAGCCTACCTCAGCCCGGCTCACATAGCGGGCCTTTTTAGGACTGCATGCCTTGCACAGCAACACGGAACAAAACATGATCAATTTTGTATGCGGACTCGACGAAATAAACAAGCTGCTCATTGCGCTCAGTTTGGTGTTAACCATCGAGCGACCCCATTATTTTGAGATAAGAAGAAGCGAAAATAACAAATTAGTAGGCTACTGGAATGATCTATCCGGAGACGGTGAAATCATCGTCGATAGGTTAAAAACCCGTTAGTCAAACCGAATACGAGAAGCTCGACTCGTCTCAAGCTGAGCAAAAACGCGGAAACGCCAACACATCACAGGGATGCTGACAAAACCACTGGGTGCTCACAACGCACCCAGTGAACTTAATTTAGAAGGTATTAACTATGTGGTTCAAAAATTTAACCATTTTCATACTTACCGAGCCGTTCCTATTAAACCCGGCAGAACTGCATTTAATGCTTGAACAAACAGCATTCCGCCCCTGCGGTAGTCATGAAGAATTCACTTTAGGATGGACTTCGCCAGTGGGCAAATCGTCCGAACAGCTGGTGCATAGCCACGCCGGTTTCATGATGCTGTGCGCCAAAAAAGAAGAAAAAATCTTGCCCGCCTCCGTCGTCAACGAAATGACGCAAGAAAAAATACTTGAAGCCGAGCAAAACCAGGGACGCAAACTATCCAAAAAAGAACGCGCCGCTATCAAAGACGAGCTTATCTTTGAGTTATTACCCAGGGCCTTCACCCACTCAAGCAAAACTTACGCTTATATCGACATCATAGGTGGACGGCTGATTGTCGATGAGGCATCCGCCGGCAAAGCCGAAGATTTATTAAGTTTATTGCGCAAATGCCTAGGCTCACTGCCTGCCGTCCCTATCAACACCCTCGCCAAACCCTCCAGCGTGATGACCGAATGGCTGGCAAACAACCAAGCGCCCAATGACATCACCATTGAAGACGAATGCGAACTGCGCGCACCTGAAGAGGAAGGCGGCATTATCCGCTGCAAACGCCATGACCTGAGCCTACCGGAAATTAAAAACCATCTGGATACCGGGAAAGAAG